CAGCAATCATCACCAGGTTGGCAGATGATCCACTGTTCACCATCACACTGTGCCCAAACTCAAATCGCTTTGAGAAAGCACGCTCAAACTTATTAACTTCTTCGCCAGCAGGCAACCACTTACCATTCAGAAGGGTTGTAATCGCTGCTGTTACTTCTTCATTACCCCAGTAAGGACCAGAGTAATAGATAGGTTTACCAGGTTCCCAGTCTTTGTTGGCAAGATATGGAAATAGGTTTTCTCCTTCTGCGTGCAGGTTGTCAATAAACCCTGCAACTTTGTCACTTATAGACATAGGTCCTTAACGATGTGATCTAGATCAAGATGCTGTTCAAATCCAAGTGCTCGCAACTTGCGAGTGTCCATCCAAAAACCTTGTGTCTGGACTGCTGTATGAAATGATGGGGGTTCGATGTTACCAATCTTACCCTTCGACTTTATATAGTGGTTGGCAAGATGAATGATTTCAGAAACTTTGGTGGGTTTACCAGACCCGATGTTGTAAGTTTCATCTAAATCTCCTTTCTCAAGGACAAGTTTGATAGCACGACATACATCATCAACATGCATTATATCACGGCAATGACTCCCGTGGTCGTATAAATTGATATCACGATCTGCTTTCAGTTCCTGAATCATCCAGCACAGTGCATTCTTTTTCTTAGATGCTGTTGGATCGTGACCTAGAACATTGCACAGACGGAGGATGCGATACCTCATGCCTGTAGTCTCAGCAAATGATTTGATCAAATCTTCTGCTGCTCGCTTTGTGATTGAATAGAACCCAGTAGGATTCAACTTAGAATCTTCCTTTGCAGGCATGTATCCATCCTTCCCATACACAAACCAAGATGAGATAAAGTTGAATACAATATCTTTACTGCGACAGTAGTCTAGAGTCTCACACAGAATCTTCAGGTTAGTATCTACGTCGCGGGTGATGTCATCATGGACGTGATAGTTATGTGTTGTGGAGATGAAATATAAGATTTCTTTAGATCGTGGGATACGTTCATCACGATTCTGAATATCAACAATACTCTCATACATTTTGGCAAATCTGCCACCAACAAATCCAGGACCATAAAGAGAAATCATTGATTAAGATACCATTGAACAGTTTTTTCAAGACCTTTGTACAGTGGCGTGAGTGGTTCCCATCCAGTACGAGCCCTTAGTTTAGCAAAACTCATGCCATAACGCAAGTCCTGACCAGGGCGGTCATCAGATACTCCGATCAAACTATGAGGTTTATCTATGATATCCAATACCATTTTAGTAATCTCAATATTCTGCATCTCACAGTCGCCACCAATATTAAATCTATCATTCAGGATGCCTTGCTCTTCCAACATCCAGATGGCACGACAGTGGTCTTCTACCCACAACCAGTCTCTGATCTGGTGACCACCACCGTACATATAAGTCTTATCACCACGGAGTGCATTGAAGATTACTTTTGGAATAAGTTTTTCGACATGCTGATGAGGACCATAGTTGTTACTACAGTTTGTGATCAGATAAGGAAGTCCATAAGTGTTATGCCAGGTTCTGACGTAGTGGTCTGACGCTGCCTTGCTGGCACTGTATGGGTTCCGGGGATCATATGGCGTTTCTTCTGTGAATAAGTTCTCGTCATCTAGATCTAGAGAACCATACACCTCATCCGTAGAGATGTGATGAAACTTTTCAAGGTCAATACCAAGAGAAGCATTGAGAAGATTGATAGTTCCAACAACATTGGACTCTAGGAAAGGTCTGTAGTTCTTGATAGAGTTATCTACATGACTTTCTGCTGCAAAGTGGAATACTTTACTAGGTCTGTACTTTTTAAATACATGATCTACGTGGTTTTCGTTCGTAATATCACACCACACAAACTCAAACTGCGGACTCTCAGGTATAAACCTAAGGTCCGCAGCGTAAGTTAGGTTGTCAACTACGAGAACCTGCTCATCGGTAACTGTACTTAAGTAATGTAAGAAGTTACTACCGATGAACCCTGCACCTCCGGTAACTAATATCATTCTGTGTAATACTCTCGCATGTTTACTCTACCATAGTCATCTTCTAGACGCACGATGTCATCTTCGGCACAGTTGGTTCCATATTGTACTTCATAAAAAAGAACCCCCTTCTCACCTGCCGTCATACGATGGCGGGATCCTTGGGGGATATAAAAATGCTTACCAGGAAGAACTTTCTCGGTATACTCATTGAGTTGAATCGTTCCAGAACCTTCCACAATAATCCAGTGTTCCCCACGGTGATTATGATATTGCAAGGAGAAGCGTTCACTAGGATTAACCCAGATCTTCTTCAACTTATAGGTTGGATCATCAGACTCCATAGTCTCATACCAACCCCAAGGTCTTTCACGATACACTACCGGAGTTCTTTTAAGCATAAGTTTCGTAGGGTACATGCACGCCACTTGCTCTTTGACTGGAAGCAAGAAACCAGGCGGGGTAACCCCATCCGCACCACCTTGTTTTAGGAACAAGGAAACCCAGGGGTCAAAAGACCATCCCGACCAGGGCGATTTTTATGTCTTCCCGAGACTCACACTAGAACACCGTTGTCCATCAAGTCATACTCAAGATTATCAAGAACTAGATTGTAATCTCTTTCCTGATCATTGTAAAAGTATACGTTACGGGATTTATAATACTTAAACACCTTATCATAAAGTTTAGGATGCTCTTCATCTAGAAAAACTGATCCTTCAACAGCAGCAGACAGAAGACTGATGTCCGTTTTGAACTTAGAAAAGAATGGGCTTTTAGCCATTGGACTTAGTAATAACTCCTAGTGTAGTGCTTGCCCGTGTGGGCAATCGAGGTGACAGGATTCGAACCTGCGGCATCTCGCTCCCAAAGCGAGTGCTCTACCAAACTGAGCTACACCTCGGTGACATTACACTTATCCGTATGCTATGTGGGCGCTACACCCAGAATACTGACAGTTTGTAACGGAGCAAGAGAGTAACCAACTCTCATTCACAGTGTGGTTAGTACCATGGCAGGGTGCTCACTCCCTGTCCCAGAGCCCCCAGTCGGATTTGAACCAACGACCTACGCTTTACAAAAGCGTTGCTCTACCACTGAGCTATAGGGGCACCAAGTTATCGTACTTCGTACGACAGTCTTTTAACTTTTCGATCACGTCTTGCTTGCTGCCAGGCGTAATCTTCCTTGGTTAGTCTAACAGGTTTGCTATCTTCTGTCAACTCTTTCTGTGTAATGATAATATTAGAAAGATCATTACCACTGATCTTATCTTTATAGATCATTGTCTGGTTTGGACATCCGCAAGACTTCGGCTTCGGCGAGTCTTCTAATTGCGTCCCGCAAACCTTGCACTGAATGGTTAATTTCTTTGAGTTCATTCTTTATTTCTAGAATATCCTCATGTACATCTCGACGATTTGATACTTGAAGAAGTTCTTTGAGATTCATTTGCGAATATTTATATGGGCGATGACGGATTCGAACCGCCGACCGATTGGGTGTAAACCAATAGCTCTACCGCTGAGCTAATCGCCCGTGACTGGAACAGTAGGACTCGAACCTACGACCACAGAGTTAACAGCTCCGCGCTCTACCAACTGAGCTATGTTCCAATAAAGTGGGAGAGACCCAATGTCGGTAAGAGGACTTGAACCTCCACTCCACAAGGGAACTGGTACCTAAAACCAGCGCGTCTACCAATTCCGCCATACCGACAGGATTGGATCTCTCTACACTTCCTTCACACGGACCTGTAAAGTATAACACACATTCAAACGTGTGTCAATATTATCTCGCAAACATTTGTAATGACCTTCGAGGATAAGGTGCTTGTGGCGAGATGTTTGTTACGTGATGCTGTTCTTTACTTGTATTCAATACCAGGAGACCTGGTTCAGGACAGACACAGTGCAAACCATTGTCTTCCCATACAAATAATCCTCCCCACTTTTTATCCCATTCATTTAGGTATAGGGTAGCACCATATATGTACCCAGCATCGGAATGAAACCTAATGCCAGACTCATGATGCCATAGGTGATAGTTAAACTGAGCATCGCCACTGGGAAGATGCTCGTGTAACTCTTTCTTGATCTTCTGTTTGTGTGTGAAAGAGACATCTGCGGATGATACTGGTCCGAAAATGCCTTCTCTCAAGCTACTATCCCAACTTTGCTGACTGGTAGACCAAACTCGCTTACCCCATAAGTTGTCGATCTCATCATTTAGTAATGAGATTAATGTTTGGGATACCGCATTACGAATGAGTATCAACTATCAGGCAAGACGGGCGGTGATTGCGGCATCGACTGCTGCTAGGGCTTCGGTGTGGGTTGCACAAGCGCCAGTGTCAGCGGCGATTTCGCCAAGGGCAGTACCGTTTGCAATAACTTGCCAACGCCATTCTAGAGAAACCGAGTCGAAAGACACACGGATTTTGATGCTTTCGTTAGTATATGCCATGAGATTTTAAAAATTTTATTCTCGATACTAGATTATTTAGCGATGTTCTTGGCATCGCTTTCAAAGATTTCCAAACCCTTATCAGTCAAGACATGATCGTACATTTTCTCAATGATACCGGGAGGAAGAGTGCAGATATCTGCACCGTTATACCACGAACGAACTGCTCGTTGTACTGTACGAATAGAAGCAGCAAGAACTTGAGTCGGACAACCATGAATCTTATACAGATCCGCGATTGAACGAACAACTTCCAGACCAGCAACAGATTGATCGTCAAGACGACCGACAAAAGGTGACACATAACGTGCACCTGCTCGTGCTGCTAGAACTGCCTGTGCTGCACAGAAGATCAACGTCACGTTGACATTGACACCTTCATCAGATAGTTCCTTACATGCTGCAAGACCTTCGCGAGTGCAAGGGACTTTGATGGTAGAACACTGACCAAACGTCGTGTAAAGTCTCTTACCTTCTGCAATCATCTCAGCAGCATCTCCCATTACTTCCATGGAGATATCTGGAACACCAAGGTCTTTGATCTCTTGGTAAACGTCATCAGGACGCCTACCAGACTTAGCGATTAGAGATGGATTTGTAGTAATACCGTCGATTAGTCCTGTGGACCAATACTTTTGAATGATATCGGTCTCAGCTGTGTCTAGAAAAATTCTCATTGTATTAGTTATAAAACGATCCGACTTGGATTCGAACCAAGGACCGACTGCTTAGAAGGCAGTTGCTCTGTTCCACTGAGCTATCGGACCATGGGTACATTATATATGGTGTGGATAAAAATGTCAATCCCCTTCTGCTGGTATGAGATTGACTACCTTTCGTTTGTGTGGGTGCTTCATGTTTACCTTGTGAACCAACTCCCACATCCTATCCTGAACACTCCAAATAGGTTTAAGATTTTGGTACTGCTCAATCCAAGCATCATTAACCTGATACTTTGATAGTTCTTCAATCAGTTTTGTATCATCCTCAGCAACACCAAACATATTATGAAAGTGTCTATGAGTTTGATTCCATAACTTTGCAGCAAACGTTGACAGTTCAAGGTGACTTACATATTCAAAATCAATCAACCTGTACTCACCTTCGTATTCTATCGTATTGTGTGGTCCATAGTCAAATGATCCAATGATTTTATTGTCATTGTTCCATGGCATGTTCTTGATCTTATTGATCTCCTCACTTAACTGCCTATTCAGGTCCTGAACCTCCTCAGTATTGCCCATTATATTACGAACATAAGAAAGTTTCTGCTGGTTCTCTGTAATATGATAGTGAACACCATTAGAGAAACCCCACCAACCATCAGGTTCTGCTACTTCATTCAACTCTTCCAGTTGCTTTTTAAGAACTTTAAACCATCTGGAGTTCAAACGCATTGGACGTACACCATAGATATACTCCATGGTAATACTGGGATCGTTTATATTACTAGTATACATTTTGGGAGCAGTCTCTAATCCCAAGTCCAGAAACTTTTTCTCAATGCTATATTGTAATACACTTCTGTACTTCTTATAAAATGCTGGACACGAACTGTTTTTACTAGGACAAATAAGAACATTATTTTCGTCCGGCATGATACACCTTTAAGCCATCTAAATATATTTACCAACATAATTTTTGGAAGATGAAAAAGTTCTTACTTGGACTAGGCTTCCTTGTTATGGCTGCTCCGGCAGCACAAGCTGATATCACTCATAAGATCCAGTCGAGTGTCCAGCTGAACGTGAACGCTGCAGCGACTAACGTCACAAGAATCGGAAATTCCTACAGTATTTCTGGTAATAACATCTCCACCTCAGACGGTACAACTACTGGTGCTCTAGGTGGTCTTGGCACATTCACAAATGGTGTTGCTGCTCCAGCAAACATCACTGCCTCACAGGCAACTGCAGGAGAAGCGTTCTCTTTCTCCGCTGCGTACACCGCAGGAGACGCCACAATCACCAGTGCACCCACCGTAGGTGCTGTCAGTGCCTTCTCTAACCAGACAAGCACTGCTGCCGGTTCTGCAGGCGATCTAGCTGGTACCATCGATTCCTCAGGTACTATCAGTCTGACGGCTGGTGGAGCAGGTACTGGTGCTACCGGACAATTTGTATCGGAGATTACGGTACGATAATATGAAAAGATTCCTTGTAGTATTACTTCTACTAGGATCGCCAGCATATGCAGTCCCTGTGGTACCAAATTTTACACAGGGCTCGATGACCAGCCACACTGAGACAACTTCGACTGTGACTGAGACCATCAACTCGATGGACTACAATACAGGATATCAATATTCTGCTACGGGTTCTGGTATTACCGCCAGTGGTAATCTCAGTCCAGGCACTGGAACAAATAATGTAACTATTGATGGAGTGACATCATCATGGACAGGAGTAACCTCCAAACCACAGTTCACACAAACAACACCGGGGAATGCGTTCCAGTTTACGGAGACCTATCAGGGACCGGGGCTGAGCAACCATACGATTATCCAAAGAGAAACTACCATTCAAAGCATAACAGATACTACAAGTATCTTCCAGCAGTAGTATCTCTACTATTCTGTGTCCCGGCAAATGCTGAAAGTGTTGGTGGTGTGTCTGCTACAGCAGCTCCAATCGCAAATAGCTCTGGCTCAGTGACTAATCAGGCGATTCAGGTTTTACAGGGTCCATATATTACTAACACTTATGGGGGCGGCATTCAGTGTCAAGGTGAGACTGTCAATGTCACCCCTTTTATTACAGGTAATGTGTCTGCACAAAAACCTTTTGAAGGTTGGTGGGACAGTCCTGTCTATGATATGACTACAGATGAAGATGGAAACTTAAACAACCCAGGAGATATTTTATATTATACGCCGACGAGAACTGGTCAGAAAGATAACTATAACTTATCCCTAGGTCTTAGTGCTACATGGTCTAAACCAAGAGATAAGAAACTACAAGACCTGTGTAAAGAAGCAGCAAGTACACAGATCAAGTATCAACAGCAAGCAATCGCCAATAAAAGATTAGATTTTGAGATCGCTAGACTTAAAAATTGTGGCGAGTTATTAAAATCTGGGATCCGTTTTGCACCAGGTACTAGATACGCTACCATCTGTGCAGATGTACAGGTAAAAGGAGTGAACTTTATGGTTCCACACGTTCATCCTATCCCAAAAGTTTCTTCAGAATATCCTTCGACTTCTCCTTCTCCCGCTGGATCCGCTGACGATCTCTTACCCCAACAAACTTTGCCTGATAACCAGGCTTCAACTTCTTCAAAACCTTAGTAAACGCTGTCTTAGCAGCAGGTTTTAATACTCTAAGAATAAAGTTTAGAACAGGTCTAGCGAGCAGACCTGCAGATGCTGCTGCGAATGCAATAGTAATAGTAGAACTTACCTCAGCATTCTTTGGCAGGTATTCATTACCAAGAAAAGGTTCCTGTGCACTAGATTGTGGGACTACAGGTATCTCTGTCTTCGTATCAGTCTTAACCTCCTCGGTTTTCACCTCCGGTTTCTTTGGAGGTGGTGCAATAGGAGGAACCGGTGCTTCAGTTTCAAACTTTAACTTGTTCCTATTGTAGTCAATAGGATTAAATGATGGTGTGTTGGCATCACAATAGACTTTAACACCATCAGGATCATCTGCCATGATAGTGTCAGTGCCACCTTCGTGTGCCTCAACACACCCAGGTATATTAATGATGGGCACACCGACTTGTTCAGTTACCGGAGGATAAATCGGTATCGCTGTCGGTGGTTGACTCGTGAGATAGTCCGGCATGTCCGGAATGTTCGTCACATTCATGTCCGGAATGTCCGGGATTTCTATCGTCATAAGTCAACACCCACCGAATAGTGTAAGATACGCCTATAAGGAGTATTATTAGTGATATAATAACACTCCAAACAGGATCATTTTGGTTTTCTAGTGGTCTTAGTATGAGATTCATTTGCGAAGGGTTCCCAATGTTCCCATCCATATTTGTGGACTGCCCACATTCCTAGGATAGGAACAAAGACTAGGCACCATGCCATAAATCCACACGCTAGTGGATTATTTAGTGTCCGTCCACAAAATCTAGCAAACTCTAGGATCACTTCAAAACCTTGTGAGCAGTTCCGTCGCCGTCATACTTGTCAGTATCATAATAATCATTCTCTCCTTTGATAAAACCAAAGCAGATAGTAGCAATGACAAAGGGGATTGCTCCCCAGATATAAACACTAGCGAGTGTCATCTTACGTGGTGTCCTCCGAACATGTAACGCATACCATTCAGAACTTTGTTAGCGAATCCTCCGAGTCCCCTACTATTAAATCTTTCAAATAGAGCGGTACTAATAACAGGAGCGGGAACACCAAGGTCAACAGCAGCGTTAACAGTCCAACGACCTTCACCTGAATCGGAAACTCCACCATCAAACTTAGTAAGCTTGGAATCACCACGCATAACGTCAGCGGTAAGATCAAGCAACCAACTACCCACGACGCTACCTCTGCGCCAAAGCTCAGCGACCTCAGCAACGTCGATATCGTACTGGTAGTTCTGTGGGTCAGACATTGGAGCAACTTCAGCATCCCCTTCGGCGACATACTTTGCACCTGCGTTAGCCTCATTTAGAATATTGAAACCTTCGGCGTATGCTTGCATGATCCCATACTCGACGCCGTTATGAACCATTTTTACAAAGTGTCCAGCGCCTGCTGGTCCGCAGTGCAACCAACCATGCTCCGCAGAAGTCTCCTTACTCATAGGGTCAGTTCTGTGAGCGGACCCAATACCGGGAGCGAGGGCACGGAAGATTGGTGCAGCATCGGCGACTGCATGATTTGAGCCGCCAACCATAAGACAATATCCACGCTCCAGACCATAAACACCGCCACTAGTACCACAGTCAATATACTCGATGCCACGATCCGCAAGATAGATCGCTCTCCTCCGGGAATCCTTAAAGTTACTATTGCCATGATCAATAATAATATCGCCTGCGTTACAAAATGGTAGTAGGTCATGGATAGTTGCCTCGACATTTTCTGCTGGAACGACCATCATGTAGATAGCAGGACCGTGCGATGCTACGTCTCGGCATAGACTTTCAATGCTGGCACGAGCTTGGGTGATACCACCGTCCGCTTGTGCTTCCTTTGCCTTCTCATAGTTGCGTCTGTAACCCACGGTTTCGATACCGTGTTTCATCATGCGGCGAGACATGCCCTCGCCCATGCGTCCTAGTCCGATGATGCCTACTCTCATTTTGGGAACTCCCAGTTTGTAACTCTGTCTAAGATATGATAAGGACCCCAACTACCAGGATGGTAGATATAAGGAGTTGTTCTGATAGGACATTTATATCCAGTACATAGAAGATCATCAACGATCCTCCATGACTCTAGAACTTCTTCAGCGTGCACAAAGTATGCTTGCTTTTTGTTGATAGCGTCATTAAGTAGTTTGACATAACCGCTACCTGTTGAACTTGACCTGTACGTGTGTGACAATGTTGCCTTTTCTACCTTCTCCGAGATACCAGGTTGCTTGATATCAACACTGATAGCAAGAAATGGATCTGGGTAAATGCGGAATCGGATTTTATCAGGACGATCATGACCCTCAAACATCTGCAGTGGTGGTTGCTTTAGCTTCACAACTACCTCAGTACACTTAACAGGTAGTTTCTTACCAGTCAAGAAGTAGAAAGGTACGCCATGCCAACGCCAGTTATTGATCTCAAGTTGACCACAAGCAAACGTGGCAGTGTTTGCCCCATCGACAACATCATCGTGACTTCTGTAGTCAGCGTACTGACCTAGGACGCAACGATCGGTCAGTTGCATCGCAGCAAGGACCTTGATCTTCTCACGACGGATCTCCTTGGCATCTGCTTTGCATGGTGGTTCCATTGCAATCAGTGAGATAATCTGCATGATATGGTTCTGTACCATATCACGAACAGCGCCAGCAGACTCGTAGTATTGTGAACGTCCTTCGCATCCAAGAGTCTCAGAAGCAAAGACCTGAACCTCTTCTACGTAGTTCCTATTCCAAAGTGGTTCAAGTAGAGAACTACTAAAACGAGTGGCAAGGATATTATTGATAGTATCTTTACCGAGATAATGGTCAATGCGATAAACTTGTTTCTCGCGTAGATGTCCAGCAACCACTCGCTGTAAATGATCAGCAGATTTAAGATCAGTCCCAAAGGGTTTTTCGATAACCACTCTGGATGTTTCTGCATCATCTAACAACCCCGTAGATTTTAGATTGATAATAGCATCAGCATATCTTTCAGGAGGAACAGACAAGAAGTATGTCGTGTCCGTGTCCTTAGTTCCCAGACGTTTTAAAGTCTCTGGGTTAGACAAATCACAAGGAATGTAATCGAGTCTACTGGCAAAGTCTTGAGGATAATCCCCAAGATGCTGTAACCAACTCTCACGGTCATGTTCGGTTCTCGATGCTCCTATGATAGTGAACGATTCAGGAAAGAGTTCCTGTTTGTGTAGCTCGTGTAATGCAGGAATAAGTTTCCTCTTACACAAATCTCCGGTAGCACCGAAGATTACAATAGCCTGATTCATATCTTGTCGATAGCAATCCGTAGTTCGTTAGCGTGAGCGATTTCATCATTTAAAACTTCTAGGATTTCTTCATCCTCAGGATGGTATGCCAGATATTTGGCATACGTTGTAGCAGCGTGTAGTTCTACTTCCCAAGAAAGATGGTAAGCAGAGCGAGGAGCCACCCAATAATAAACCACGTTGACCCAATAATAGACAAGTACCAGATGTCTGGCAAAAGCGCGATCAACCCAACGAGTATTACCGCCCCTACCTTCCATAAGTTCCAGATGTTCTGTCTCATTAACACTCTGCTCGAAATGTTGTTTCATTAAGTACAGATGATCAGGTCCACGTAGACCCATGGACTCACGTAAATGAAGTACACTTAGGAACGCAAAGTAAGGTGCCCGAGCAATCTCTTCAAGCACCCAGAATCTTTGTATGTCCCTGCCTTGATATAAGAAGTCAATGATACTAACAGTTAGATTGATTGTCAGTTCATTGAATTTTTTCATAGACCGTCACCAATAAAAATGTCTGGTTCTTCGTCGTCGTCGAAGGTATCATCAATGACACCATCATACATGCGAAGTTGATTGATCCGTTCTCTAAGGGACTTTAGTAAATCCCTT